CCAATTCTCAATCCAAAACATTAAATGTTCTGCATATGCTTGACTATTCAAATCATCGTTATTTTTTATATCGTCTTGCAGATATTCTTTTATTTTTTTAATTAATTTTTCGTTGTTCATATGGTTCTCTCCCAAATGGATAAATTTCAAAACCCCTACTAGATGTTTCAATCATTGCTCCACCTTTAAAAGTAATTCGTTTTTTTAATTCTTCTAGTGTAGTCTGAGCATCTATACTTGTTCCATTGGGATCACTTCCTAAAACAAGACCGAGACCGAACAAATCTTGCGAGTGTCCATTATCGTATTCAATTTCAAAATAATAATTTAATGGTTTCATTAGTCCCATATCATCAACATAAATGGTATCTGCGTTTTTGAATGGATAAACTACAGTAAATATTTTTGCGTCTATAAACTTTATTATTTCGTGGAAATCTCCGTTGTAATCTACAACGGAAATCTCCTCTTTCATTGGATTAATTAAATATGCTTTCATTTTCTCCCCCTTTAAAAAATTGTTTGACCATTTCTTCTGTTTCTTCTTGTTCCTCAACTATCAAATCAAGATAATATAAGGCAAGATAAGACCAATTTTGATTTTGTATATTGTCCATTATAAACTCTTAATTCTGTTTGTTAAATTTAGGTCTGTTAAAACATACTCACCATTCGCAATTTTTCTCTCTGTATCTTTCTTTGTTTCTTCTAAAAAGATATTTCTATATTTGCCAGTAGTTACTGAGTAATCCCAGTAATTTTTATCTAGGTATGTTTTGTTAGGTTTTGAATCATCAAAGTAATTTGTTATTTTAATGATAATTGAATTGTATGACTGAAAATATTTGTTATTATAATCATCATGTATTATAAATTGATTGGCAATTTCATTGCCCTTGTTACTTGTTATATTATAAACTTTCATAATTTCCCCTTTAAAAGTTACTCTTATTTTATCCCATATAATAACATATAAGTCAACTAAAAATGAAAGAAAAAAACTTTTTTTTAAACATAAAAAAACAACTGCCGAAAGGTTGTTTTATTCAAAAAATAGAAAATAAGTTTAATTCTGGTTTTCCAGATTTAATTTTAATAACTGATAAATTGCCCTTGTTTATTGAATTAAAATCACCCATAAAAAGAAATAGGATAACTATAGAAAAGTCCCAGATTTCAATACATTTAAGAATAAAAGCTAATAATTACATTTCTTTTATCTTGGTTCGTGACCCTCTGACCTCTGACCTATTTTTATTTGATGGTGGTATTGTCTGCGATTTTTTGGTGTCCGACCTCTGCACTTTTTCTCTGTCCGACCATGCCACAAAGGAACACGGATTATTAGATATTGGTAATTTGGAAGATTGTTTGTTTACTGCGAATCGCACAACAATGGAACTATCGCAAAGGTGAGTTTGCGAACCTTTGCGATTTTAATCACGGAAAGGAAAAAAAGAACAAAAAAAAGAGAGAGTTTAAACTCTCTCTTTTTCCCTCATATAATCATTAACAATATATTCGCCAACGATGTAAGTATACATATTAACAATTCTTTCGGCATTTGAAAAATCAGTATTTACTTCGCCAAAATTGTCCTCTTCATATTCCTTGATAAATTGGATAATGTCTAATACTTGGTCGCCCAACCATTTTTTAGCTTTGTATGTTCCAATAATGTAATAGTCAGTATTAAAACAATGATGATGAATATCATCATTAAAGTATTTATCGTTTAAAATTGTGTCTTTGTTTTCTTCAACAAAATCATAAAAATAAGATTTGATTTCGTCATATTTATGTAAATCTTCGTAAAATGTTTCGCATTTATAATTCATGATTATATCTCCTTTGTTAATGTCCTTTTATTATATAGGAATTTCTAAGAAAGTCAAATAAATAAATTTAGTTGCACATTAGAATCATTCTAAACTGCACACTAAACAAAACCCAATCCATCGCAAAGGTGAGCTTGCGAACTTTTGCGAGTTTAACCACGGAAAACGATCTGCATGTGAAGAAAGGGAAATGGAATCGCAAAAGTAACGAAGTGGTCGCTTGCGAACTTTTGCGATTTTAACCACGAAAGACGCTGCTGCGACCAGGACGATCTGCATGTGTAGAAAGGGAAATGGAATCGCAAAAGTAACGAAGTGGTCGCTTGCGAACTTTTGCGATTTTAATTAAAAAGGATTAAAAAAAGAGAGCCGAAGCTCTCTTTTTTCTTTCCTTGGTTGTGGAAACTATTTATCCTCCTCTAATTTTCTCACTCTTTGTTCTAGTATTATCACTAAATCGGCAAGTCCTTTCACACCCTCTGCTATTTGTTTAGAAAAATCGTGATTACTTGTAAGACCTTTTTTTAAAGTATCTGTTATTTTAAGAATTAAATCCACTTGTTGTTCTGTCATTTATTTCTCCATTAATTAAGATTAAAAAAAGGGAACATTTCTGTTCCCTAATCCCAACTACTCAGTTGGTTTAGTTTCGGCTAACTTGTTTCTAAGGCTAGTAATTTCGTCTTGCAAAGATTGAATATATTTTTTTGCAACGACTTTGCTACTATCGCCAATTAGCTTTTTGATAATGTGACCCACAACCAAGTCAGACATTTCTTCAATAGTATCTTCATCATGAGTAGACTCAAGGTCTTCAACCCTATGATGAAGATCTAGCAAGTCATGAGAAGAAAGAGCATTTTCAACTTCTGTTTCTACAACAGAAGATACTTCTTTTTCTATTAGATCACAAATTGCTTGTTCAATATCAGACATATTATCACCTCCTTTCATTCTTTAACTATAGGAAATTATGGGATAATAGTCAAGAAAAAAGATTAAAAAGATTAAAAAGTTTTCACTAAATGCGAATTGCAATCCCAAAAAAACACCCCTTAAAAACATCATGCTACGCAACAATCACGCACTACAGTGATTGCTACCATTATTATTAAAGAAATGATAATACGACTATCAGTATTATTATTTCTTTAATAATAATGGTAGCAATGATGTGACCTCTTGGGAGCATCATTGCGTAGCATGATGTTTTTTCCAGAACAATAGGGTTACTCCAACGAAAAGGGAAACAACTTTTAATTACTAAGAGGGGGGAGGGGGTAAAATGGGGGTAAAGGTGTTACTGATACATCTTTCTTAACACTGTTTGATAAATTCATTCAAATATATTATCATTCGGACTATGAACTTAGATACATTGCCTAATGAGGTGTTACAGGAAGTATTGCTTCTTGAAGAACAAAGAAAAAAGCTAGAGACTAGAGAAAACGCTCAAAAAAAATTCTTGTCTTATGCTCAACATGTATATGAAGGTTTTATCGTTGGGCGACATCATAAACTTATTTCTGAAAAACTTGAAGCGATTGCCGATGGTAAATTAAAAAGATTAATTGTTAACATGCCACCCAGACATTCTAAATCTGAAATGGCATCCTATCTCATGCCTTCCTGGTTCCTGGGCCGTAATCCGAAGTTAAAGATAATACAGGCTACAATGAACACGGAACTTGCGGTAAGATTTGGAAGAAAGGTTCGTGACCTAATCGCTGATCCCGTCTATAGCGAGATTTTCCCAGGCACGGATCTGAAACAGGATAGCCAGGCAGCTGGAAGATGGGAAACGAGTGCCGGTGGGGAATATTTTGCAGCAGGGGTGGGAGCCGCAATGACGGGTCGTGGTGCAGATTTATTAATTATTGATGATCCACACTCGGAGCAAGATGCCCTATCCTCGGTTGCTTATGACAATACTTATGAGTGGTACACATCTGGTCCACGGCAGAGATTACAACCTGGGGGAACCATCATTATTGTGCAAACGAGATGGTCAAAGAAAGATTTGACGGGTCGTTTAGTACAAGCCATGGCGAAAGACACTATGGCAGACCAGTGGGATATTATAGAATTTCCAGCGATATTACCGAATGATAAACTCTTGTGGCCCGAATTTTGGAACAAGGACGAGTTGTTAAAGGTTAAAGCGTCATTGTCACCTATGAAATGGAACGCTCAGTGGCAACAGAATCCGACTTCTGAAGAAACAGCGATGGTGAAGCGTGAATGGTGGAACGAGTGGGAAGAGAAAGAAATACCGAAACTTGATTACATTATTCAAAGTTACGATACGGCATATTCTAAAAAAGAAACTGCCGACTATTCAGCAATTACGACTTGGGGTGTATTTGAGCCAAAAGCGAATGGTGAACAGCATTTGATTATGTTAGATGCGAAAAAGGGCAGATGGAATTTTCCAGAGTTAAAAGACATAGCGTTAGAGGAAAATGAATACTGGGAACCAGATATGATGTTAATTGAGGCGAAAGCGAGTGGACAACCATTGGCAGATGAATTAAGATTGTTAAATCTGCCTGTATTAACTTTTAGTCCGGGTAGACGGAAAGCGGGTAACTTAGACAAAACGACAAGGATGCATATGGTATCCCCTATTTTTGAATCGGGCAAAGTGTGGTATCCTATTGGGGAGAAGTTTGCAGAAGAAGTTATTGAAGAGGTTGCATCCTTTCCGAATGGTGATCATGATGATTACTGCGATAGTATGACGATGGCACTGATGCGATTTAGACAAGGCGGTTTTATATCGTTGCAAGGCGAGGATATTGGTGAAGACTGGTTTCCTAAAAAATCAAGAGAGTATTATTAAGGAGTATACTAATGGCAACTAAGAAACAAATGCTTGAAGGCTTAGAAGAAATGAAGAAAATTTTGTTGAAGTCACAACGAGGTAAATCAAAATCACCGATTGATATTACAACTAAAAAAGGTATGGACAAAGCTATTAAAGAAATATCTAAAAAAATGAACATGGGCGGTGTTATGAAAAATCGTGGTGGCACATTTAAAGGAGTATACTAATGCCTAGAAAAAAGAAAGCACCTGGGAAAATAGTAGACTTTGCAGGAAAACATAAACTGGAAGAGGCTGGAATTTTAAGCAAAGAAGATATAAGGGAACTAGACTCCCTATTTGTAGATAGTGTTTTATCGCCTCTTTACGACACAATGAAAAAAAAACGTAAAAAGAAAAATATGGGTGGTGCGGTGATGAAAAACAGAGGTGGTACATTTAAGGGGACTTTCTAAAAGCTATGCTTTCTAATAAAAAAAGAACTACGAGAATTACATAATGGCAGAAATACCTTGGCATAAACAATTTAAAACTCCTAAACCACAAAGTTTAGATCAAACAGCAGATGATTTAAAACGCATTGGTACAGGTCTTCTTGTTGGTGAAACGGCTGACATTCTTGGATTGCCTGCCGATCTTTTAGGATTGTATCAAGATGTAGTTTATGGAAAAACATCTAAGGGTGCTCAAGAATTTATTGACGAGTATGGTTCTGAAGCACTTGCAAAAAAATTCATGGGGGAAGAGTTTCCAGAATTTGGTATGAACTTGGAAAGTTTTGGGCGAGTCGTGGCCCCTGGAGCATTGTTATCGAAAGGTATTATGTCGGCAAGGATTCTTGCAAGAGGTGGAAAACCACCGCCTAGTGGATTAGCTATGGCAACAGTCGGTGGTGGAAAGCTCGTGGACGATGTGCCACCAACCACGGCTGAGCAGTTAATGATGACAAAAGCTGACGATGGAAGACTGTCAAGAATAGATACGGGAGAAGACGATTTTTTTAAAAGTGATGTGGACATTGAATCTCGTTTAGACCCTGATGGAATAGTTTTTTCAAACTTAATTGATTTTATAGCAAAAGATGGATTAGGAATAGAGTTTACTAAAAACACAAAATCTTCTGACATCATGGCTGCTTTTGCTAATTTAAAAAAAGGTGATTTAAAAAATAGATTAAATGCTGAATTAAAAGAATCAGGACTTATTCGTCTTTTAGAGAACAACCCAAATGAAGTTTATTCTAGCAAAGATCAATTAATACAAAGAGCAAGTTTATTTAATCCAACCGTAAAAATTTCTGCTTTTTCAACAAAGCAACAAGACGCATTGGTTAATAAACAAAAAGAGATATTAAATAGACAAGCTGCTGACCCAGAAAACCCTACAATAAAACAAGAGCTGGATGTTGTTAATGCTCAATTAAATGATTATGCAACAGGTGCAACTGGTAAAAATGCTTTAACCAACATGGATTCTCAATTAATACCAATGGCAGGTGGAGGTAATCAACTTCTTGTTAGAGATGATGCAGTGCATATTATTTTTCATGGTGGAGAAGGTGACAATTATTTATTGGGTAAAAAAATTGGTACGGAAAAAATATCGCAGCAAGATCAATTAATAGCTGAAGTAGAAAATTATTTTAAAGCTATGGGAGACACAACAGAGTTAAAAAAATTAGAAAAATTTAAACAACATGGGTTTGGAAATTTTCCTGGCTATTGGGGACATATAAGAGCATTTGGAGCAGAGATAGCCGATCCAGATGGTTCTCCTAATACAGTTAAAGCTTTAATTTTAAATGAGTTACAAACCAATCAAGCTGGAGTAAAAGGAAGAAGTATGATGAGAGAGAATCCAAAAACTCTTAAAGCCATACAAGAATTAGAAGAAGATATGAGAAACGGAACTATAACACCAAGAGATCAAGTTAGATTAGATAAATTAAAAGCAGCTACTTCAAAAAGTGCTTATGGCGATATGATGACTGGTGAAAAAAGAATGGATGCTTTGCAAATATTTAAAGAAGATCAAGACCTAGAAACTGGTTTTATGGATTACACTGCACAAAAAACGAAATACACAGATGACTATCAAGCTGCTATAGGAAAATTAAACCAAGCAGAAGAAAATTTAACTAAGTTACAAAGCAATCTCATACCTTTAAAAAAAGCGATGTTTAAAGTAGATGAACAAGTTAATCGTGATAGATTGGCTTTAAAAGATTTTAAAAACGCAAAAGAAAAATTATATGACGATTTAATAAAGTATCAATATGGAGATCCTGGATTTCACGATGCGGTAAACCCAGATGTTCAAATGCCAGAATTTTTAGCCTCTATGTTAAATGTAAGAGCAGAGACTGGTCCAATAAACGCAAAACCACATTTTACAACTAAAGAGTATTATTCAATTATGATGGATAAAGGAGAAGGAGGATTAAGAGATCCTGTTAGAGGAAGAACTTATGATAGGGTAGCAGAGCCAATGTTAGATGAAAATCTTAAAAAAATGGCATCAGAGCGATATGGGACTGAAGGTAATGTCAATCCCTTGGTAGATATTTTAGGTGGACAAGATCCAGAGTTATTACAAGATTTACAATTTCAAGGTGCAACTGGCACTGTGTCTGGTGACTATGCTATACTTGATTTTAATATGTTAAAAGATTATTACAGAGATTTAGTTAAAGCATATAATGAAAACAATTTAACCAAAGAAATATTTGAGCTACTTCCCAAACATGATGTAACTTACAATGCTTATGTTAAAGTTAAGAAAGCAGCAAATGGAGACGACTATTTTATGGATCCTGCTAACTATCAAAAAACAACAAGATACATTTTAAATGATAAAGAAAAAAGATTAGAAAATTCATTTTTAAAAACAAAAGTAATGAATAAAGTTATGAATGATCCAACCTTTTTAAAAAGTATAGATGAAACTAACATTAACGAAATACGCACTAGATTATTTGATGCAAACACTAAACGTAATAATGAAACAGACTTTGATTTTGACAAAAGAAAAATAACAGAACAAGAAAAAATATTTACAGATTTTCAAGAAGATATAGGAATGGGTAGAATAAGCGTGTTTTCCAAAACTATGAACAAAGCGGTAAAAGAAACTTTAGATGATTGGGCGAAAGAGGGAAACAAAATGCCTAGAACATCACCTTTTGCAGACACAAAAATAGCAGAACAATCTAAAGGATTGTTAGGGGTTGGAGAAAAAAAATATGTGTTTGATGAAGATGCTTACAACAAAGCCAACATGATTGCATCTGCATCTAGATCCTATATGGAACCATACTTAAGGGGTATAGTAGAATATGATAATTTTGGTACTTCAGAAAAAACTGCAACAGCTATAAACAGTCTTGTTGCTAAACAAAGTATTCAAAGTTATGATAAGCAAATAAAATATTTAAATGCAAAGGTGGGAGAAGCTGAAGATGTGGCTCAAGAATCAAATAGAAAATTAAGTGAGTTTGAAGATAAAAATGATAGAGATGAAATTTTAAAATCATTAAAAGATCAATTACCAGAAAAATTAAAAAAGAATTTAGATGCAATTGTTGATCATCAAATAGGTAAAGAGCCTCTTTTAGCAAGTCCTCCTATTTCTAATACTAAACAAGGCACTGAATTAATGATTCATGGTTTAATTAAAAAAGCAAAAGAATTAGGATATGAACGAGTAGTAATTCCAAATGTTCAATCTTATGCTGCTGCGTCTGGTAGAAGGGGACAGTTAAAAAGAGTGAGGTATGGAGATACAAGGGATAGTAGGGGTAAGCCTTTAACAAGAGATGAAGTTCCTTATGGTGGAAACATAGGTGAAAATGCAACAGAAACTTTAAAAAAATATGGAAATGCTTACTCTGAAGCAGACAGTATATCAGTAAAAAAGAAACCATTAATTCCAGCAGGTGGGGATAGAAATCCAGTTGTGATGCCACCAGAATTTATTAAATTTGGTCAAGACGCAAATAGTAGTGAATTTTTTGATGTTCCGTCTGAAGATAGGTTTAGAATAATTAATTTAACAAATGAAGATGTAACTAAAAAAACAAATTTAAGGATACCAAGAATGGCAAAAGGTGGTATATTTGAAAAGTTTAGGAAGGCAAGTTAATGGCAGAAGAACCAACACAAATAAAACCAATGGTAGACAAAAGCATGGGAGCTGGAGGCACGAACATGCTTATGGCAGAAGAGGACAGTTTACAAATTCAACTTGACGACACAGAAGTTTTGCCAGAAGGCATTGAGCTAGATGATGGTCAACAAATGGAAGTTATGGCAGAACCATACAACCACGATGCTAATTTAGCGGAAGTTTTAGATGAGTCTGTGTTAGGTGCACTTGCGTCAGATTTACAAGGTAAAGTTCGTGAAGATTTAGATTCAAGGCAAGATTGGGAAGAAGCTATTTCCAAGGGTCTTAACTTATTAGGAATTAATTACGAAGATAGAAGTGAGCCGTTTTTAGGTGCAACAGGGGTAACTCATCCATTGTTGAGTGAGGCAGTAACGCAGTTTCAATCACAAGCATATAAAGAAATGTTACCGAGTGGAGGCCCTATTAAGACAAATATATTGGGTACGCCAACACAACAGACAGAAGATCAAGCACAAAGAGTTAAAGATTTTATGAATTATCAGATTACAGAAGTCATGGAAGAATTTGACCCGGACACTGATCAGATGTTATTTTATTTGCCCTTAACTGGTTCTACTTTTAAAAAAGTTTACTTTGACCCAACAAAACAAAGGGCCGTTTCTAAATTTGTTCCCGCAGAAGATTTAGTTGTACCTTATTCTGCTTCAGATTTAATGACAGCAGAGAGAGTGACACATATGGTGCGAATGACGTATAATGATGTACGAAAACTGCAAGTGGCGGGAGTATACAAAGATGTTGAGTTATCTACTACAAACACTGGAGAAGATGAAGGAGCAATTCAAGAAACAACTGATGAACTTCAAGGATTACACCCAAATTATTCTGATGATGTATACACCTTGTTGGAAGTTCATGTGGACCTGGATTTGGAAGGTTTTGAAGATAGGGATATGCAAGGGCAGCCTTCGGGTATTATGCTACCTTATATTGTTACCCTTGATCAAAATTCAGGTAAAGTTTTATCAGTGGTTAGAAACTATAGAGAACAAGATCAATTAAGAAGAAAAAGGCAATATTTCGTACATTTTAAATTTTTACCCGGATTTGGTTTTTATGGCTTTGGATTGTTACACACTATCGGTGGATTGTCTCGGGCCGCAACTTCTATTCTTAGGCAGTTAATAGATGCAGGTACTTTATCAAATTTACCAGCAGGTTTCAAAGCGAGGGGTGTTCGCATTCGTAATGATGATGAGCCTCTTAACCCTGGCGAGTTCAGAGACATTGATGTTCCAGGCGGGGATCTCAAAAATTCTATCATCCCATTGCCATATAAAGAACCATCAGGGACATTAGCACAATTACTAGGAGTTGTTGTAGACTCTGGTAGACGATTTGCACAAGTGGCAGATGCAAAAGTAGCAGATGTCAACTCACAAGCACCAGTTGGAACGACTGTTGCGTTGATTGAGCAGGGATCAAAGATCATATCAAGTATTCATAAAAGATTACATTATGGTCAAAAGCAAGAATTTCGCATGTTAGCCGAAATTTTTGCTGAAAACCCTGTTCCTTATCCTTATTTTGTAGGCAATGTAGCACCAGAAATTATGCAACAAGACTTTGATGGTCGAATTGACATACTGCCAGTTAGCGATCCAAACATTTTTTCTATGGCTCAAAGGTTATCTTTGGCACAAACACAACTTCAGTTAGCACAAGCAGCACCAGAACTGCATAATCAATATGAAGCATATCGAAGAATGTATGATGCGTTAGATATTAAGAACATAGATAGCATTTTACCTGCACCACAACCACCTGCACCCGTAGATCCTGCTATGGAAAACGCCAATTCTATTAAAGGAATGCCTTTACAAGCGTTTCCACAACAAGATCACGAAGCACATTTAATGGCTCATGCTGTATTTTTGTCTAATTTAGCTTCTCAAACTAATCCACAAGGGTATGCTATGCTTCATTCTCATGTTCAAGAGCACATTGGCATGTTAGCAAGAGACCAAGTCACTACATTTTTCCAAAAAGCTATGCAAGAAGCACAGGCAAAAGGCGAACCAGTGCCTCAAATTGCACCAGAAGCGATTGAAGCAGCGATTGCACAGCAAAGTGGAGAGATTATGAAAGAAATTATGCCAACAATAGAGCCTGCAGAAAAACCAGACCCACTTGTAGACATTAGAAAGCAAGAATTAGAGAACGATACAAGTGAAATTCAAAGAAAGTCTATAA